TCCTTGGTCAATGATCTAGCAAAGCGTCGTCTTTACGACACAGCGGTTGACGAGTTCAACGCTCGTGACCGCAGCCCCAAAGTGAACTTTTCAAAAGTGATAAGCGAGGAGCAGACGCTTATTGCTACCCGGGCGTATCCAGAATTCCAAATTACGTTTTATAACACGCAAAATGCCGTGCATTCACTTGCTGGTGGATTGCGATCTTTAGAACTGGAATATCTGATGATGCAAGTTCCTTATGGTTCACTGACTTATGATATAGGTGGGAATTTTGCATCGCATCTGTTCAAGGGACGAGCATACGTTCACTGCTGCATGCCCAACCTGGACGTCCGCGACATCATGCGGCATGAAAGCCAGAAAGACAGTATCGAACTGTACCTTTCTAGACTAGAGAGAGGGGGAAAAACAGTCCCCAACTTCCAAAAGGAAGCATTTGACAGATATGCAGAAATTCCTGAAGACGCTGTCTGTCACAATACTTTCCAGACATGCGAACATCAGCCTATGCAGCAATCAGGAAGAGTGTATGCCATAGCGCTACACAGCATATACGACATACCCGCTGATGAGTTCGGAGCGGCACTCTTGAGGAAAAACGTCCATACGTGTTATGCCGCTTTCCATTTCTCTGAGAACCTGCTTCTTGAAGATTCATACGTCAATTTGGACGAAATTAACGCGTGTTTTTCGCGTGATGGAGACAAATTGACCTTTTCTTTTGCATCAGAGAGTACTCTTAATTACTGCCACAGTTATTCTAATATTCTAAAGTATGTGTGCAAAACTTACTTCCCAGCCTCTAATAGAGAGGTTTACATGAAGGAGTTTTTAGTCACCAGGGTCAATACCTGGTTTTGTAAGTTTTCTAGAATAGATACTTTTCTTTTGTACAAAGGAGTAGCCCATAAAAGTGTAGATAGTGAGCAGTTTTATACTGCAATGGAAGACGCATGGCATTACAAAAAGACGCTTGCAATGTGCAACAGCGAGAGAATTCTCCTCGAGGATTCATCGTCAGTCAATTACTGGTTTCCAAAAATGAGGGATATGGTCATCGTACCGTTATTCGACATTTCCTTAGAGACTAGTAAGAGGACGCGCAAGGAAGTCTTAGTGTCTAAGGATTTTGTGTTTACTGTGCTTAACCACATTCGAACATACCAGGCGAAAGCTCTTACATACGCAAATGTTTTGTCCTTCGTCGAATCTATTCGATCGAGGGTAATCATTAACGGTGTGACGGCGAGGTCTGAATGGGATGTGGATAAATCTTTGTTACAATCCTTGTCCATGACGTTTTACCTGCATACTAAACTTGCCGTTCTTAAGGACGATTTACTAATCAGCAAGTTTAGTCTTGGTTCAAAAACAGTGTGTCAGCATGTGTGGGATGAGATTTCGCTGGCGTTTGGAAATGCTTTTCCATCTGTGAAAGAGAGGCTTTTGAACAGGAAACTTATCAGAGTGGCAGGCGACGCATTAGAGATCAGGGTGCCTGATCTATATGTGACTTTCCACGACAGATTAGTGACTGAGTACAAATCCTCTGTGGACATGCCTGCGCTTGACATCAGGAAAAGGATGGAAGAAACGGAAGTGATGTACAATGCACTCTCAGAGTTATCGGTGTTAAGGGAGTCTGACAAATTTGATGTTGATGTTTTTTCCCAGATGTGCAAATCTTTGGAAGTTGACCCAATGACAGCAGCGAAGGTTATAGTCGCGGTCATGAGCAATGAGAGCGGTCTGACTCTCACATTTGAACGACCAACAGAGGCGAATGTTGCGCTAGCTTTGCAGGATCAAGAGAAGGCCTCAGAAGGTGCCTTGATAGTTACCTCGAGAGAGGTTGAAGAACCGTCTATGAAGGGTTCGATGGCCAGAGGAGAATTACAATTAGCTGGTCTTGCTGGAGATCATCCAGAGTCGTCCTATTCTAGGAACGAGGAGATAGAGTCTTTAGAGCAGTTTCACATGGCAACGGCAGATTCGTTAATTCGTAAGCAGATGAGTTCGATTGTGTACACGGGTCCGATTAAAGTTCAGCAAATGAAAAACTTTATCGATAGCCTGGTAGCATCACTATCTGCTGCGGTGTCGAATCTTGTCAAGATCCTCAAAGATACAGCTGCTATTGACCTTGAAACCCGTCAAAAGTTTGGAGTCTTGGATGTTGCGTCTAGGAAGTGGTTAATCAAACCAACGGCCAAGAGTCATGCATGGGGTGTTGTTGAAACCCACGCGAGGAAGTATCATGTAGCACTTTTGGAATATGATGAGCAAGGTATAGTAACATGCGACGATTGGAGAAGAGTAGCCGTCAGCTCAGAGTCTGTAGTTTATTCCGACATGGCGAAACTTAGAACTCTGCGCAGACTGCTTCGAAACGGAGAACCGCATGTAAGTAGTGCAAAGGTTGTTCTTGTGGACGGAGTTCCGGGCTGTGGAAAGACAAAAGAAATCCTCTCAAGAGTTAATTTTGATGAGGATCTGATTCTTGTTCCTGGAAAGCAAGCCGCGGAAATGATCAGGAGACGCGCGAATTCCTCAGGGATTATCGTGGCCACGAAGGACAACGTTAAAACCGTTGATTCTTTCATGATGAATTTTGGAAAAACCACACGCTGTCAGTTCAAGAGGCTGTTCATTGATGAAGGATTGATGTTGCATACTGGTTGTGTTAATTTTCTCGTGGCGATGTCATTATGCGAAGTTGCATATGTTTACGGAGACACGCAGCAAATTCCATACATCAACAGAGTTTCAGGATTTCCGTACCCCGCCCATTTTGCCAAATTGGAAGTTGACGAGGTTGAGACGCGTAGAACTACTCTTCGTTGTCCGGCCGATGTCACACACTATCTGAATAGGAGGTATGAGGGCTTTGTCATGAGTACTTCTTCGGTTAAAAAGTCTGTTTCGCAGGAGATGGTTAGCGGAGCCGCCGTGATCAATCCGATCTCAAAACCTTTGCATGGTAAGATCTTGACCTTTACCCAATCGGATAAAGAAGCTCTGCTTTCAAGAGGGTATTCAGAAGTTCATACTGTGCACGAAGTGCAAGGCGAGACATACTCAGATGTTTCGCTAGTCAGGTTGACCCCCACGCCAATCTCCATCATCGCAGGAGACAGCCCGCATGTTTTGGTTGCATTGTCGAGGCACACTTGTTCACTTAAGTACTACACTGTTGTTATGGATCCTTTAGTCAGTATTATTAGAGATTTAGAGAAACTTAGCTCATACTTGTTAGATATGTATAAGGTCGATGCAGGCACACAATAGCAATTACAGATTGACTCGGTGTTTAAAGGTTCTAATCTTTTCGTTGCAGCGCCAAAGACTGGTGACATTTCTGATATGCA